TTCCCCTTCTCTCCTATTGACTATACTATATTACTTTGCAAAATAATACAAAAATTAAAATTTAAATATAGGGACTTATGATGCTGGCGGTAATCTCAGGAATGGTTCTAATGCAGGTTTCCATCTGAATTGCAGGAACAGGCTTGACAGGACGAACTGGAATTACGGCTGCCGAAATTGTTTAATTTCATTTTAATCTTTAGCATCATAATTCGTAGACGAAAAGTTTATTGTGATTTATCACACCTTCGCAGATGCGTAAAATTCTTTTTATAAGACCAATCTGTTTACTCTCGTCCAAGGGCAAACGGAAACTATAATGCATGATTATAGTTGGGCTTAGTAGAAATTAAAAAACCGAAAAGCCTTTTAAAGACAATCGAAAATGTCTGGACATAAATTTAGAAAAGGATGGTCTTAAAAATACGAAAGGATATTGTAAAAATATAGATATTACAGATAGAGATTTAATAAGTAGAGCTACTTATAATTGTCTTGATGGAAAATATAAAAGAAATGATACACTAAGATTATTTTCTAAGGAATCTGGTTTAACATCTAATCAGGTATATTGTATCATTTATAGATATGGTAAAGAAGCTGTAAAATGGATAGTAGAAAAAATTATTGATACTATTCGCAATGAATTATTAAATAGAGAATTACATTTTCCTCCAATTTGGTATAAAATCAAAATTGATTCATCTTCCTTTAAAGAAAGACGGATTGGAATACAAAATGTAAAACAGCAAATATACGATTATATTGCTGTAGAAGGATTAAAACCTTTCTTTTGTCGTATAGGTGTGTATCAATGTGCGGCTATTAAAGGAAGAGGTTGTTCAAAAGGTGTACGTCAAATAAGAAGATGGCTGAGAAACAAATCGTTAACTTATTTTGCGAAAGCAGATATTTAAAAATGTTATGAAAGTATAGATAGAAAATTATTAATGGAATTTCTTAGAAAGCATATTAAAAATGATATGCTGTTGTGGTTAATTGAAACTATTATTAATACATTTGATAAAGGGTTATCTATTGGTTCTTATTTATCTCAATTTTTATGTAATCTATACTTATCTCAACTATATCATGAAATTAGTCATATGCATAAAATTAGAAAATCTCGTAGAAACAAAACAAATGAATATATTTCTCTTATAAAGCACCAATTATTCTACATGGATGATATTCTTCTTATATCTACAAATTCTAAAGATTTGCATAAAGCAGTTAAATTGATGATTAAATATGCAAAAGATAAATTAGGATTAATTATAAAAGTTGATTGGTTTGTCTCAAAAATTGATAATAAAGATAAAGAACATAACACTAAATTTATAGATATGATGGGATTTCGTATCTATAGATGGCATACAACTATTAGACGTAGAACTTTTAAACGAATACGACATACATTTTTAAAATTGGGAAAAATGATTGCTACACATAAATTTATACCGTTGGTATGGGCTAGACGAGCAATATCATATTGGGGGCAAATTATAAATAGTGATAGCAATAAATTTAAGAAGAAATATAAAGTAAGAAAGATTATAAAAATTTGTAAAAAGGTGGTGAGTGATTATGGTAAAGGCAAGATTCTCGGAATCTCAGCAACCTGTTAAAATCATCGAAAATGGTGATATGGTTACGGTGTTTATTTGTTTAAATGGAGTTGAAAAAACAGATGAAAATGCTTTTGAAGAATCTTCAACAAGTTATATTGAATATGATTACAATGAATTTGTAGAAGAAAAATCATTACTTGATATGGATGATTTAAATAGTAATCCTGAAAACTATTTAAATTACATTGTAAATCCTGAATTGGATAAATTGAAGAATGAAAAGATTGTGGAATCTAAAACATTATTAGCTGAGTACTTATCTTTTCATCCTTTATTTTCTAAAGCAAAATATAAAGAAGGAAGATATTATACAGTTACAGAAGAAAAACAAAGACAACTTACATCAAAAATGGCGATGTATAATATTTATTCTCAACAGTCTCTCTCATATTCTCTTCTCAAGTGGAATGATGTAGGAAATATCTGCGAAGATTGGACAGTTGAAGAATTAACAAAGCTTGCAATGGAGATTGATGCTTATGTAACTCCACTTGTTGAAAAACAACAAGCGTATGAAAAAATGGTACAGAAAGTATCTAATATTGAAGAATTTAATATGATTGGAAATTTAGTATTTGAATAATATATAGAGCCTATCAAAATGATAGGCTCTTTTAAATTAAAATGAAAGGAGAATTTCAATGGCTTTTTTAGCGAAGGTTAATGGAACTCATGAATATAGATTAATGGATTGGACACCTCAAAGTTTTAAATCCAGTCCTACTTTAAGGCTGATAACATCTGATTACCAGTCAGTTAAAAATGATTTTACAAATATAAAACAATTAGAAATTTATAGTGGAGAAAATTTACTTGCTACTTATTCTGTTTTTGATACAATGGCATCTTCTGCTTCCTTTAATTCCCAGTATTATGAAACAGAGAATAGGTTTGTAGATGTAATTGAAATCTCTCTTATAAAAAATAATATTTCAGAGCAAGTAGATAAATTAAGCAAGCAGATTAATAAAGTTATAGATATTGAAGAAATGTCTGTGGATGAATATAGAGATTATATTTTATCACAGATTTCAGAGTCAGCACAGGAAGATATTTATGCCGGGGATGTAATCACTCTTTCTGATGGAACAAGCGGAAAATTTACTTACAAGATGGAAGATCAAGCGAATCTTACAAGCAGTATTGCTATCATTGATAAATTAATGGCTATACAAGAAGATAGCTCTCTGATTCAGTTGCCATATCACTCATCGGGTCAAAGTTGCCAGTTCTACTCTCCTATTGATATTATTACAATTTATTTTACACTTTTTATGCGTTCTGTAAAAATTCAGACATATACAAATGCAATTAATGTGCTAATTAAACAGGCAGCTACTAAAGAAGAAATCACGAAATTTACTTATGGTATGGAACTTCCTGAAGAAGCACAAGAAAATGTTAATAATATTGTTGCAACAAGTATGGCTGTTATGCAAAAGCTTATGGAGAGTTATCAGCCAAAAGAGAGTTCCACTAATCCTAATGCGAAAGATAACACAGAAGAGAAAACTTCCGATAAATAATTAATGCATTACATTACATAATTTTACAAGATATAAAGGAGAAATAATTTTATGAGCAAAACAAAAACTATTAAATTAATGAACTTAGAAACTTTAAATATTGTTGCATGGTATAAAGATTTTTCTGAAAAAAAGAGAAATAAAGTTTTACCAGTGAGAATTCAGTTTGATTTACAACGTAATGTTATGAAGCTTAATGAAGCGGCCCAGTCTCTTGAAAAATTTCGTGGAGAATTAGTAAAGGATATTCAGGAAGAATTTTTCGGCAATGATGAAAAATCATATGAAGCAAAAGAAGTGAAAACGGATGAAGATGGGAATCCTGTTTTAGATGAAGACGGAAAAGAAGTTATGACAGACGTTAGAAAAATCAAAGAAGAATTTGAGCAGGATTTTAAAGATAAATTAGAAGATGCAGATGCTAAATATAGAGAAATTGCTGTAGATACAGACGAATATTTAATTAAAGTATTCGACTTAGATACTTTTGTAGATAGCCTTGCAGATGATGTAGAACTCGATTTAGAAGACCTTAATATGTTAACATTTATGGATGTAAACAAAGAAAAAAATGAGGAAGAATAATATCTTCCTTTATGGAAGGAAGGTGATTAGTTGGCTCAATTAGGAAATTTGCTTGTAAAAGGTTCTTCTCGTTTTTTAAATAAGGCGTATTTTGAAGATATTTCTATTGCAGGTACAAGCTTTTTTAGCGATAATATCTCTACGGATGGAACACTTAATATAGGTGCGAATAAAGCATCAAATGCACTATTATACCTTAATAAGAAGATTGCTATAAGAGGAGTAGATTCTTGGCTAAGAATTAATGATACATCAACCAATTTTACAAGTGGTGTGTATTTTGGCAGCAGCGATGTGAGAACGGATAAAGCATTTCAAGTTGGCGATGGTGGGAAATATTTTAAAATTAATTCATCTTCTCTTGATGTGAATGTACCATCTGCGTTTTCACAAAGAACAACTCATAATGGAGGACTTATTTCTCCTACTATTTCTTCTAATCTTATTTCATTTGTAAAAAATGGGAACACATTACCTAAAATAGATGGTGCTGACGCAACAGCAATATTAAATGAACTGACTGTTTTATCTACTCTTCGTGCAAAAGAATATGAATTAGACCATGTACAAAATTTGGGAGGAACTTTTATGGTTTCTCCTTCTTTTATTTGTACAGAAGGAAGTACGTCTGTAACTGTTTCTGCAATAAGTGGTTCTGAGGTGACTTTTGTTATCAAAGATAATGCTACTCTCACAAAAACAGAAATCGCAACAGCTTCTTGGGATCTTAATTCTCAGATTAAACTATCGGGAAAGATTGGAAATGCCATCTTAGCAAATGCTACAGGTACGATTACAAAAAGTGTAGATACAAATAACCATACTATTACTGTAAAAGTCGATGTCGGCTCTTCTACTGTCGGTAATTTTACTGTTAACACAACATATTCAGGTAATCAAGTATCTAAACTTGCACTCATGATGTTTCGTAATGCGTCTGGATATAGACTTGGTATTTACTTGGAAAGCTATAGTTCTGAAAATAAAAAACCAGTCATAAATATATTTGATGGAAGTGGTACAGATCCTAAAGTCGTACTCGGCAAATTAGATGGTACACCAAAAGTTAATAATGTTTCTCCTACAGGATATGGTTTGTATTCAGATAATGCTTTTTTAAAGGGTACGATCATTGCTACTTCTGGTACTATTGGTGGATTTACTTTATCTACTAACAGTATTCAAAATGGTACTTTCGGACAAGACGGAAGTGTAATGATGTGTCTTGGTTCAAATAATTCTGTTTCGATTGGTGGTTCCGGTAACATCAATGGTTGGACATTTACAGCAGGAAGTAAATTTGGTGTTACAAAAAATGGGGCAATGTATGCTACTTCAGGTAAAATTGGAAAATATACTATTACCGATAGTTGTCTTACTACTGGAGGTGGCTCTGGCTGTACTGGAATGGGAGGAACTCATGCATTTTGGGCAGGTTCAGACGATAGTTCTAATGCACCATTTAGAGTCGGATATAATGGATTGTTATATGCCTCTAGTGCTACTATCGCTGGAAATATAACCGCTACTTCTGGTACAATTGGTGGATGCTCCATTAAAAATAATGTTCTTCAAATCGCAAATGCCAATATTAATTCTATTGATGCTGGAAAGATTACTTCGGGAACTATTAATGCTGATCGTATCGGTTCAGGGACTATTACAGCAGATAAGATAGCTATTGGAGATTTTACCAATTATGCAAATCTGAATGAAAAGACTGCTTCAAAATATGGTTTTACGACTGTCCAAGACGATTCTGCTTTAGGAAATCCGTGGTTTCAGTTAAATACTTTAAAAAGAGATGTCCCTATTACTCCAAATGCTTATGAAGAATATAACTGTAATGGTGGAGAAAGTTTTAAAATTGAGGGAGAAGTATATTCTACTGTCACAGGGAAAAAATATAAAGAATCGACTAATGTTGAAACATTGCAAATAGGTATTGGGTTATATGGAAAAAAAGAAAGTGGAGACGCTTATTGGTTAATATCTTATTTCTCATTAGCTGAGAATAATGGTAAGTTAAATGCTTATGTAACATTAGATAACGCAGTAAGAAAATTCGGAATTAATATTCAAATAAATGGAACGTCTGATTTTTCAGGTATACTCAAAGTCAGAAATATAAAAGTTACTCGTATGACGGACAACTCATTAATTGTAAATGGCTCTATTACTTCTAATAAAATTACAACAGATAATATCACTGGCACAAACGGATGGATTAATTTAAGAAGCGGATTATTTGATTATGGAAACGGAAAACTTAAATGGGACGGAAAGACTTTAACTGTGGCTGGTAGTGGAACATTTGCAGGAGAAATTACAGCAAAATCTGGTAAAATCGGTAAATACACTATTACTGATAGTTACCTTATTACTGGGAATAATTCTACTTGCACAGGTATTGGTGGTAATCAAGCTTTCTGGGCAGGTAGCGATAGTAGTAATGATGCACCGTTTAGAGTTGGTTATGATGGTAGTTTGTATTCTTCTAAAGGTAATATTGCAGGATGGGAAATTACTTCTGACAGCTTTTATAAAGACACCGATGATTATACTGTCTATGTTTGCCCAGGAACAAACAACAATAAAGATTTTTTAACTGTTCATGATAAAAACAAATCTTCTGGAGATGAATGGCCATTTTATGTTCATGCAGATGGATGGATGCATTGTGTCTATGGAGATATTGGTGGCTGGAATATAAGCGATTCATCTATTTATAAAAATGGTGGATGGAAGAGTTCCTCTTCTGGCAGTGCTTACTTTGGAGACTATGGATTATCTATTACAGATAAATTCTCGGTGGATAAAAATGGGGTTTTAATGGCTAGTGATTCTATTTTAAGCGGGAACGTATATCTTTCTGACGGAAGTAAAAACATTGGAAGATTTGATACAGGAACGTATAATGGAATAAAAGGTGCTGCATTGGTATCATTAATAGATGGTGGATATAGTGCATTAGGTAATTATAACTCATCCGACAATACGGTTTATATTGCTGCTTATGCAAAAAATAAAAAATTTTATGTTCCCAGTGATTTTTATGTTTCTAACTTAGTTGCAAATGATGGGACAATCTATGTTTCTAGTCGAATGTTCGTTTCCAAACCAATAGATACAAATAATAATACTTATATTTTTACTAGAACAAAAGAAAACTACAAAGTTTCTCTTATTGGTTGGAGTGTTAGTAATAATATTTGGATTGGAGATTATGGGTATGGAGGAGTTAGAACGCCTGCCTCAAATGCTTTTATTACCGCAAACAATGTTTACAAGACAACTTCTGGAGGAAATACGTCTCTTTCAGATGAAAGGTATAAACATGGATTTAAAGATATTCCGGACGCTTTTGATTTTATCATGAATCTAAATCCTTGTCTCTTTAAATTCGATGACGGAACAAGTGATCGCTACCATATGGGATTTAAAGCGCAAGAAGTGGAAAATAACATGTTAAATACTATAGGAGATACTGGATTAACGGTAAAATATAACTTTGAAGAAGGATTAGACGTTGATCTAGACAATCCAGATACATATATTCTTGGCCTGAGATACGAAGAATTTATTGCTCCCCTAATTCAAGTTGTACAGAATCAGCAAAAACAAATTCAAGACTTAGAAAAGAAAATCGCTATACTGTCTAATTAGAATAGCGATTAATCTTTTTCATTTAACTGTTATGCTTATTTTATCCTTTTTACCTGTATTGGTATATAATACAACAAATGATTTTCCCCTTTTTACACCTTTTATCTTTCCGTTTTTTAAGATTTTTACAATACGAGGCTTAGATGATTTCCACAGCAACTTATCTTTAGCTTTTATCGGTTTTCTAGTATACTTAAGCTTAACAGTTCTTCCTTTTTTAATCACCAAAGATTTCTTAGTAAAATTAAGTCTAGATGTAGATGGCAATTTAGGGATAGTTTGTTTTTGAAGAATTGCATTGCAAAGTAAACATTTAATTATTTTCTCTCCATTCGAAGATAGTGTTGGGGTTTTACTTATTATCCATCCGGATTTGTAATGTGGCAACTTAGGAATAATTTCGTCATCATCCCCCATGATAATTTTCCCACAGTTACCACACCTAAAAGTTTTCCTGCCCTCTTTCATACACGTTGGTTCTATCCGTATCCCAGTTGCATAATGCACTCCATTATTGTAAGGACATGGCTCAACTTCCGCTTTCGCAGGAACCGCTGTAACACCAAGAACAATAACGCATAACATAACTAATAGTCTTTTAATTCTTTTCATACTCTTCTCCTTTCTCGCCTTATGACGAATAAAAAACATTTATTTATATTATAAATGTAAAAGAAGATATTGGCAAGAAGAAAACGAAAGAAGGTGATTCAAACGCATAATATTAAAATCTTTATCAAATATCTCGTACTCTTTCTGCTTGGCGGTTATACATATTACGGGATTGAAATTCTTTGGCGTGGGTATTCTCACTATAGCATGATTATCTGCGGTGGAATCTGCTTTATCTATGCAGGACTACAGAATGAGCAAGTTGAATGGGATTATCCGTTTTGGAAACAAGTATTAAGAGTTGAAGCGTTTATATTAAGTGCTGAGTTTATTACAGGGTGCATTGTTAATCTTTGGCTTGGATTAGATGTATGGGATTATAGCGATTTACCAGGGAATATCTTGGGTCAGACTTGTCCTCAGTTTGCATTATTATTTTTGCCGTTAAGTGCAATTGCTATTATTGTTGATGATTTTGTTAGATGGAAATGGTTTGGCGAAGAAAAGCCGAGATATAAATGGAGGTGACGTGGGTGAAAATTAGATTAATGAGAATACGAGAAAAAACGAAAACTGATTTTATCCCTTTAATAGACAGAAAAAGAACAATAGGGAGACCGATTCATGATTATTCAAATGTAGCTGGTTGGAATTTTAACGGAAAGGAATGGTAATGGATATGAAGAAAGCAGTTTATGCAGGAACGAAAATTACTGATTTAGCAGAAATGCCTAAAATCTTAATATGTCATGATGGATTATTTAGTAAAGACGAGGGTGAAAATTTTCCCATAAAATATGTGGAATTTCCAGATTCTATTGTTAAAAATAATAATGATTAAAATAAACTTATGGCTCTGCTTCGGTAGGGCTTTTTTTATTATATAAAGGATGGTGATTATTATGGTTTTGCAAACAATTTCTCGGATTAATCTCCGACAATCGGCTTCTAAAACTGCGCCTGTTAAATGCGTTGTTCCTGCAAGCGTAGATGTTACAATTATCGGAACTAAGATTACTTGGAAAGATAATGTTCCATTCGTAAAAGCAACGTACAACGGACAACGAGGTTTTATTAATGGCAGATATCTTAGAGGTTTAGTTCTAAAGGTAAAAAGTCGAGATAATGCAAAATATCCTAAGTTAGCGGTTATTGCATCCGGACGAGCTTCACGAAGAATTAAAATTCCACAACAAAAGAAATTTGGTGCGTTCTGTCAAAAACACGGATGTTCTATGGCGGCTGCTTCTATTGCTTTACAGTTTAGAGGAATTTTAAAATCTCCTGCGGAAGTACATCAATATGCGAAAAAGCATTTGGGCGGTTATACAGGTAGTAAGTTAACTATTTTTGGAGTAGAAAAAGCAATTAATAAAATTGCAGGAAAAATATCTACATGGAAAGGTTGTCCTGAAGGTGCTAATAAAAGAATTAAAGCTGATATTCGAAAAGCTATTCATGATGGACATATCGTATTACTTGAGCAGAAAAATCCAATTCATACAAATGTGATTATTGGGCGAAGCGTTGACGGTAAATATGTTGTTGCAACAAACGGTATGACAAAAAAGGTTACTATGAACTGGCTTATTAAGACGGTATTACATGGTAAAGCTGGCAGAAAAAATCAGGCTAACTGGTGGAAGGGAACGGCTCATGGAGCTGGATATGTGATCGTGAAGAGAGCATAAATATAAAGATATTGTTATTTATTCGGGAGAGTTTACTACTCTCTTTTTTATTACCTATAAACAAATTTTAAGGAGGAATCGTTATGAACAAATTAAAGAAATTTTTATCTCAAATTAATGTAAAGGACATTAAACCAAGTACATATGTTAGTGCTGTTGTTCTTATTTTTACGATGGTGAATTATGTGTTAAATATTATGGGAAAACCTGTAATCAATATCAATGAAAATGAAATTGCCGCATGGGTCACTGCTATTGTTGGTGTTGTCGGCATTATTTATTCTTGGTATAAAAATCAGAGTATTACTCATCCTGCACAGGTAGCTGATGATATTATGAAAATCCTTAAAGACGGACGAATCACAATTTCCGAATTAGAGGATTTTATTGCAAGATATTCCGAAACAGATTTAGATACAGAAGCAGATTTTGATGATATTGAAAAAGTACCAGAAGATGATGTGGATGATGAGATTGATGAAGGAAGTGATGAATAATGGCAAAAATTACTAAGAATTGTTTAGACTTGGTTAAAGAATTTGAAGGATGTTATTTAAAGGCTTATAGAGATGAAGTTGGCGTTTGGACGATTGGATATGGCATCACTAACTCTGATAAGTCAATTACAAAGACAACTATTAAATCCGGCTTAACAATTAGCAAAGCTACCGCTGAATCATGGCTGGAAAAATCTCTGACTCAAAAATACCTTCCTCTTGTCATGAAATACAATGACCACTACAAATGGAATCAGAATGAAATTGATGCGCTTGTTAGTTTTGCGTATAACATCGGGAGTATCAAAGGCTTAACAGCTAACGGTACTCGCTCACGATCTACAATCGCAAAAAAGATGTTGGAATACAATAAAGCAGGTGGTCGTGTATATAGGGGGCTTACCCGCCGCAGAACAGCCGAAAAGAAGCTTTTTACTACTCCTGTTAAAGTTATTAAGGTTGAAGAAGCAAAACCATCTACAGCCGTTCAGAAAGATTATACGAAAGAGAGGATTGACGGAGTGAAATATTTTGGAATTTTAAAGAATACAGCAGTTAAATCATTTACGGAGTTCTTGCACAATAGAGGATTTGGTGCAGGAAAACCGAACCTGTCTAAGATTGCTTCTGCTAATGCCGGGAGTGCCGAAGTAAAAGAAGCTCTGCTTACTCTTGCAAGAAAAGGCTTACTCGTGAAACCAGATGGATTAAATAAGTGGGAAGAAAAGAAATAATCTAAATATAATTTAAGGGAAGAACTGAAATAGATTCTTCCCTTATTTTTTACGATTTTATTTGAACATACTACTAAGTGTTTCGATTCCTTTTTCTTTCATGGAATCAGTTAAATGATTAGTATAAACTCTGATTGTAGTACCTAAATCTTTATGTCCTAATCTTCGTTGAATATATACAAATTCTGCCCCATTTTCACGTAACATCGTTCCGTGAGTATGTCTTAGACTATGTGTGTCAAATTCTGGATAATTTAATTCTGTATGAATAACATGAGAAGTATGTTGCATTGTTCTTGGTGAAATATATGAACCATTCTCTCTACGGCATACAAAATTAATTATGTTATCGGATACATTTTGAGAAATTTTATTTATTGGAGTGTGATAGTCTGATTTAGAAAATGTCAACCTGTCTTCACAATAATATTGTTCATAATTTTCTTCATAATAATCTTTTGCTTTAAGTTGTTTTCTATATTCTTTTTGTAAGATATTTAATAAGATATCATCTATTTCTATTGTTCTATAAGAATTATACTTAGGTTCTGAAAAATACCAATACCCATCAGACTTAGACGTTCCGTTAGTTTCTTTCTTACTTTCTTCTGATCTTTTAACATATTCCCATTGTATTTGACGATTTACAGATAATGTTTTATTTTCAAAATCAATATCATCCCAAACAAGGGCGAAAATTTCTCCTAATCTTAATCCTGTGTGATAGGCAATCATCATAGGAATATATGAAGACGTTCCTTCGGGAAAACGATCAAATATTTTTTCTATCATATCGCTTGGAATATATACATGTCCTTTTGCCCTTGTTTTTTTCTTAGGCTGCATCTTTTTTGGAATAATTAGCTTTATGGTTGGATTTGAAATAATATAATGTTTATCTATAGCATATCCAAATGATTTAGTTAAAATTCCCTTTATTGAAGAAATTGTATTTATTGAAAATCCCTTATTATATAAGAACCCAGAGCAGGTTTAATATATAATCGAATTTTCTTTTGGTATCCTTGCACTGTAGAAAGTTTACAAGTCAATTTACAATCCATTTCTACCCATTGATCGAGAAAATCAGAAAAAGACATTTCAGAAGGGTCTACGGTTTGTCCTATATTTTCGTAAGTTTGTTGTGCTATCTTAGCCGCTTCTCTTGCTTCACGTTTTGTTTTAAATCCAGATTTAGTTTTCCATTTTCTTTTACCGTCTACAGATGCGATTTCAAATCTATATTGATAAGAAAAAGTACCATTTTTGTTTTCTCTTTTATCAATTACAATATCTTTCATTCTGTGAACTTCTCCCTTCCATGATAGTATGTTAGAGTATAACATTTCAAGTACACATTTTCAAGAGTTATTTCCAAGTACACATTTTTATTTTATGTGTACGTGATGTGTACATAGGGTTGTTTTAGGAAGTTCACAAGAAAATAAAAAAAGGGGACTCCCCAACAAAAAAGAAAAACCAAAAACCCCCAAAAAAAAAAATTTTTTT